TTCCTCCGTTGAAGATGCTTTTTCTTCTTCAGCAGAAGATCCCTGATCTCCCAGACCCGACTCAACTTGTTCCAGACTCGGTAAAAGAACTGGATCTAGATATGGAATCTCTGCCACAGGTGGATAAAAAATTGTTCTAGGTGGTACGAGATAATCTGTATCGGGCAGATTAATCTCAGGTATATCCATTATTTTGTTTTACGTTTTGTAGGTTTCTTTTTTTTGTTTCTTAGTAACGCAAAATCTTTACCAGAAATTTTGCCATCTTTATTTTTATCAAGTTTTGTTTTTTGCTTTTTAGAAAGACGCATAATAAAAATTACGATATACTTTACCTTATATAAGTTTTTGTTATAATTCAACTAACTTCACTTCCATTTTAACCTCTAGCAGGGTTAATTTGTAAGTTAAAAGTGCCAGATACGTCTGACAACACTTTTACGTCATGGATAAGAAGTCTGTAAACCTTTACTATTACTAGAAAAATGGCTAATGCCACCGTTTCAAGGCTCGGTCTTGTAAACAATAGTGGAACAGGCTTTGATGCTCTGTTTCTTAAAACGTTTTCGGGTGAGATTCTAACTTCGTTTGCTGAAAATAATATTTTCAACGAAGCAATGCACACAGTTCGCCAAATCGAAAGCGGAAAATCAGCACAGTTTCCTGTATTAGGAACTGCGACTGCTGCCTACCATACAGTTGGTACACCTCTTGTTGGTGCAAACCAAATCAAGGCAAATGAAAAGATCATAAACATTGATGATCTATTGATATCACAGGCTTTTGTGGCAGACATCGATAGTCTCAAGAATCACTATGATGTTAGGCAAACCTATAGTTCTGAGTTGGGAAAGGCTTTAGCCCGAACATACGATCAGAACGTTGCAAAAGTAATTGCAAATGCTTCTAGAGCTTCTACTACTCTTAGTGGTGGTAATGGAGGTGTTGTTCTAACTCTTGCTTCTGGTAATACTGCGTCAGCAAACGTTACTGGTGATGAGTTAGCAGCAGCTATCTACGATATTGCTCAGACATTTGATGAAAGAGACATTCCTACTACAGATAGATTTGTAGTTTTACCACCTGCTGAGTATTACAAACTTGCAGAGTCAGCAACTAGAACAATAGACGTTGACTTTAACCCAGGCGGTAACGGTTCATTTGCATCAGGTAGAGTTCAGCAAATTGCTGGTATGCCTGTAATGATGAGCAACAACGTTCCTCAATCAAACGTTTCATCTGAAGTTACTGGTACAAATAATAGCTACGCAGGTGACGATAGTAAAACTATTGGTTTAGTTTTCCATAAGTCGGCTGTAGGTACTGTTAAATTAATGGACATGACTACTGAGATCTCTGGCTCTGACTATGGATTGATGTATCAAGGTACATTAATGGTTGCTAAATATGCTCTTGGTCATGGAATCCTAAGACCAGAAGCAGCAGCAACAATTAAATTATCTGCTTCCTAATTTACAAAAATGGGGTATCTTATTAGTAGATACCCTTTTTTTTATGCCACAAGGTAAAGGAACGTATGGTAGTAAAGTTGGCAGACCAAAAGCCAAAAAAACTACTAAAAAAACTACTAAAAAAAAAGTTAAAAAAATGTAGCCATGCCTAAAAAGAAACTTGGTCTATACGCAAACATCCATGCAAAAAGAAAGCGTATAAAAGCTGGTAGTGGTGAAAAGATGAGAAAGCCAGGAAGTAAAGGTGCACCAACAGCAGCAAATTTTAGGAGAGCAGCTAAAACTGCTAAGAAAAGATGACAGTAGCAGCTACGACAGAATTAGAAGCTATTAACGTAATGTTAAGTGCGGTAGGAGAAGCACCTATAAACTCTCTTACAGGCACTTTGCCAGTAGATGCAAGACAAGCACAAAGTTTTCTTAACGAAGTTAGTAAAGAAGTACAAAGTGAAGGCTGGTCATTTAATTATGAATATGATGTAGTACTTACTAGGGATGCAGGTAATGGTATTGCGTTACCAACAAGTGCTTTACGTGTAGATGTAAGTATTGCAAATCATCCTGATATAGATCCTGTACAAAGAGGATTAAAATTATACGATAGAAAAAATCATACATTTTCTTTTACAGAAGATCTTAAAGCTGAAATAGTTTATTTTTTAGCATTTGATGAATTACCAGAACCAGCTAGAAGATATATAAACATAAAAGCTGCAAGAATATTTATAGACAGAGTTTTAGGTGATGACGGATTAAGAACTTATACACAACAAGACGAAGTAAGAGCTAGAGCAGTATTTTTAGATTCTGACGCTAGTATTGCAGATCATAATGTTCTGACAGGAGATCCAGCGATCTCAGGTAGATTTGGTACATTTATGCCAAGTAAAGCATTAATTAGGTAACTATGGGACTTGTATCTAGAGCTATACCTACTTTATTAAGAGGTATATCACAAGCTGCTGATGCGACAAAACAAGCTGACCATGCAGATTTACAAGACAACGCAAATAGTAGTCCAGTACAAGGATTAACAAAACGTAGTGGCTCACAATTTGTCACTTCTATTAGCACATCTACATTAGGTAATGTTCATGTACAAACTATTAACAGAGATACAACAGAAAGATATATAGCAATATTTAGTAATGGGAATGTAAAAGTCTATGAGTTAGATGGTACAGAAAAAACTGTAAACAAACCTGATGGTACAACTTATTTAAATACATCAAATCCAAGAGATCAAATAAAAACAGTAACGATTGCTGATTTTACTTTTGTTGTAAATACATCTGTAACTGCTGCTATGGACACTTCTTTGTCTCCTGGCAATATTACTCAAGCTGTTGTATTTGTAAATCAAGTCTCAGATAAGACTACTTATACACTTACTGTAGATGGCACTACAGCTACTAAAGATACGTCAAGCGATAGCACATTAAGTACGACTACTGTTGCTACAGCTTTGCGAACTGGTTTATCAGGTCTATCAGGTTTTACGATTACGCAAAATGGTGCTGTATTACGTATTAAAAAGAATGATGGTTCTAATTTTTCTATAGATGGTACTGATACTCAAGGTAATTCTCACCTTACTGTAGTAAAAGACTCAGTACAAAGATTTACAGATCTACCAACAGTTTCACCACATGGTTATGTAGTAGAAGTAAAAGGTGATGAAACAACAAACTTTGATAATTACTATGTAAAATTTGTAGCTAATAACAGTACTGTAGATGGCACATTAGAAGAAGGGCAATGGGAAGAAACTGTAGAAGCTGGTATTACTTTTAAATACAACTATGACACTATGCCACACGTTTTAATACGTCAGGCAGATGGTAATTTTAGATTTGCAAGGGTAGATGGAGATACTTATACAATAAGTGGAACTGATTTTACATTACCAAAATGGGGAGAAAGAACTGTAGGTGATTTAGAGTCAGCACCTAATTCTTCTTTTATAGGTACTAATATTAATAACGTATTTTTTTTTAGAAACAGATTAGGTTTTCTTGCAGATGATAATGTAGTTTTATCTAGAGTCTCAGAGTTTTTTAACTTTTTTCCAGAAACAGTTTTAACTGTTGTAGATTCAGATCCTATTGACGTAGCAGCATCACATACAAAAGTAGCTATTTTAAAAAATGCAGTCACTATGGGAGAACAGTTAATATTGTTTTCAGATCAAACACAATTTGTATTAGCTAGTTCATCAGATTCTTTAACACCAAAATCAGCAAACGTTATAGTTGCAACAGAGTTTGAAAGTAGTGATCTTGTTGCACCTGTAGGTTCTGGTAGTTCTATATATTACCTAACAGATAAAGGACAGTTTGCAGGTGTAAGAGAATATATAACACAAGAAAATGCAGCTATAAAAGATGCAGCAAATATAACCATACATGTACCAAGACTTATACCAGCAAATATATTTAAGTTTGCAGTATCTACTAACGAAGATGTACTGATATTATTAGGTTCTGATAATCCTAATAAATTATATGTAAACAGATGGTTAATAGGAGATAACAATAGAAAAATATTAAACTCCTGGTCTACATATACTTTTAATGCAAGTAGAAGTATAAAAAATATTGATTTTATAGGAACAGATATGTTTATTGTTTTTGAAGAAGCAAATAAAGTTACTTTAGAAAAAATACCTTTTGAAGCAAATTTTAGAGAAACTTATGCAGATTTTGAATATCATTTAGATCACAAGGTTACAGAAGCGACTACTGGTGTAAGTGTTTCATATAACTCAGGTACAGATGTTTCTACATTTACAGTTCCTTATAGGTTAAGAGCAAAAATGACTGTAGTAGGCAGGTATCTTAATACAGGAGAAACTAGCACATT